TAGAAGCCTATATGACATTAACGGGTTGGAAAGGTGAATATAGGCTTGCCCCCCTTAAGGGAGAATTGTATATTATACAGAACGAGGAACAAGAAATAAAACCTATACCTGAAAAGAAATACTCTATTTATGGCGAATACTAAAGAACATACTTTATTTGTAGAAAAATATCGTCCTTCTAAACTAGAAAATTATGTGGGTAATGAGCACCTCAAATCCACAATTTCTAAATACCTGGAGCAAAACGATATCCAAAATCTTATATTTTATGGTCAAGCAGGAGGTGGTAAAACAACCTTAGCTAAATTAATCGTTCAAAATCTAAATTGTGATTACCTGTACATCAATGCTTCAGATGAAAGAGGTATTGAAACAATACGAGACAAAGTATCAGGGTTTGCAAGTGTTGCTTCTTTTAAACCATTGAAGGTGGTTATATTAGATGAGGCAGATTTCTTAACCATTAACGCCCAAGCCTCACTTCGCAATGTAATTGAAACATTCTCTCGTACTACACGTTTTATAATGACTTGTAACTTTGTAGAGCGTATTATAGATCCTTTACAATCAAGATGTCAGGTAATTAAAATTGTACCACCATCTAAAGGTGAAGTAGCTGCCCATATTGCAGGCATTATGGAGAAAGAAGGGGTTTCATTTGAACGTGAAGATCTAAAAACTATTGTAAACCAATTCTATCCTGATTTACGTAAATGCCTTAATACCATTCAGTTATCAATTGTACATGATAAAGTAAAAGGTGAAGACGATAAATGGCTTAGAATAGATAAATCAATACTTGTATCCTCTAACTACATAGATAAAGTAATTGATGAATTAAAAAAACCAAAACCATATTTTAACAACATTCGACAAACGATTGCGGATTCAAATGTGGAAGATTTTGATGAGTTATTTAGAGCACTATACGAAAAAGCTTCCGAATATTTACCCAATAAGGAAGGAACAGTAGCTATGCTAGTAAATGATCACCAATACAAAGCTAATTTTCGTATTGATAAGGAAATTAACGTTATGAGTTTAATACAAAATCTAATAAACAACAAATAAAAAATGGAACAACCACAACTCAACATTGATCTAAAAAACACTACAGGAATTCAGAATTCTGAAGGTGGGAGTGTATTTCAACAAGGTCTTATCCTAAGAAAAATCTCTAAATTTATTGCAGGTACACCCGAAGATGCAATTCTACCAATTCCTGTATTTTATGATCCTCACACATTCAAAATCTTTGCTGAAGCATTGCCTAAGGAATTGCGTGAAGAACTTAAAGACGAAAGTATTTAATGAAAAACGTTTTTGATTGGTTAAAGGAAATCAATTCTACAAAATCCCATCCTGATACATTTACTAATCAGGATTGGGATATTTGGAATTCTTATATGGTACATCGATTCCTAAGTATGAATCCAGACTATATAGAATTGGTAAATGAAGTTCAAGCATTACCCCCATCCAACAAAAAACAAATATATTCAATCTATAGAGAATATATCCCTAAAAACAACAAATGGTCTAAGTATGTTAAATCTAGCAGTAAAGAATTTGATAAAGATTTAGTTCTACAGCTAAAAAAACATTTTAACGTTTCTGTTCGAGAGATAAAAGACTATTTAAAAATTTTAGATAAAAAAGAAGTGCAAAGTATTTTAAATAAACAAGGTTTAGAAGAAAAAGAAATTAAAAAATTATTAAAATGAAACCAGAATTGTACGACATGCTCTTTACCCAAGCAATGGCTGAAAGAAGCAAAGCAATGTTAACTCTTAATCTATTATCTGAACATCCTGCGGGTATTGGAGATCATTCAACTAAAGATTTTTATAGTAACGCTGAAGAAGCTCTAGCTATGTTAGTGGACGCAGATGATAAAATTGAAGCATTGCAAAAATATTTTAAATTTAAATCTAAATCTGTAATCTAATGAGCGATTCTATAACTGCTTACTACGATAGGGAAAGAGATAGACAGGACAAATACGTTCAGTCTGTAAAAGAAAAATTTGAACAGCGTTCACAAACTGGAATTAAAAAATATAATACTACACTAGAAAGAGAAGATCTAGATTTCCTAGACTGGTTAAATCACCTCCAGGAAGAACTAATGGATGCTACTTTGTACATAGAAAAACTAAAAGATTTTGCCCAAAAAACTCCCTAAAATAGTTAAAGAAATCCAAAAAGCTACCCCACCACCCGTGAACTATGCTTACCAAAAAGGAATTTCTTTCTCTCAACTAACCATATTCAACAACTGTCCCCACAGATGGAAATTACAATATAAGGATAGAATTAAAGCATTTACTTCTTCTATCCATACTGTATTTGGCACTGCAATGCACGAGGCTATCCAAAAATATTTGGATGTAATGTATGCTAGCAGTGGGGCTGAAGCCGATAGACTAGACCTAGTAGAAATATTTCAGGAAAAGTTTGTTGGGGAATATAAAGCTCAATACACATCAAACAATAAACAACATTTTTCCTCCGCAGAGGAAATGAGAGAATTTTTTGATGATGGAGTAGAAATCTTGAATTGGTTAAAGAAAAAACGAAACAAGTATTTTTCTAGAAGAGGATGGTATCTAGTAGGTTGTGAGATACCCATCGTAATTCAGCCAAATAAAATGTATAATAACGTATTATATAATGGATTTTTGGATGTTGTGATGTACCATGAACCAACTAATACATTTAAAATTCTCGACATAAAAACAAGTACTAGTGGGTGGAGAGATAAGGAAAAGAAGGACGAAAACAAACAATTCCAGCTAATACTATACAAACATTTTTTTTCAGAGCAATATAATATTCCTATTGACAATATTGAAGTAGAATTCTTCATTGTTAAACGGAAAGTAATGGATTGGGACGATGAAAAAATTTTATCTCCACATCAAGCTTACAGAGTACAAACATTTATTCCTGCTAGTGGGAAAATTAAAGTAACTAAGGCTAAAGAAGCTTTAAATAACTTTATAAAAAAGTGTTTTAATACCTCTGGAGAGATAAGGGAGGAGGAATATCCAAAAGTTGTAAGTAAATGGAATTGTTTGTATTGCCCTTTTAAAGAAGATAAGGATAATTGTGGGGAAGGCATTATTTTCTAATCTTTAGTATATATTTATAATATGGATATAATACAATACGGATTATGGAAAAAAATAAGATTTATGTTTATGGTTTATTAGATGAAAATGATGATATAATTTATGTTGGCAAATCATCTGCCCCTAAACAAAGATTACTAGGTCATAGTAATTATTCCTCTAAACTAAAGATTTTAGATATTTTTGAAGATAGAGAAGTTTATTGGATTGAAAAATTATTACAAGAAGGTCATAGTTTAGCTAATAAACATTGGGACTACTATACAGAAGAATGGAATGTAGGAGATATAGTAGCATTAGGAGGAGAAAGAAAAGGGATAAAGATATATGATTCCCAAACCCAAAAAACTTATGACAGTATTTCCTCTCTTAGTAGAGAACTAAATATACCTTATCAAACTATCCAAAATCGAATACAAAATTGTAATAAACCACATTTTAATGATTATAAAAGATATATTTTAATTTAACCCCTTACAACTATGGCCTCAAAAGACCTAACTTTAACAAGTGTAAAAATTCAAACAGATTTGTTTGAAAATTTCAAAATCGAGTGCGTAAAACGAAAATTTAGTTTTCAAAAGCTTGCCGACCGAGCTGTTTATTTGTATCTTACGGATGAAGATTTTCGTAAAAAAATTACAAACCAAAACCTCACCGAACTTTAAAAATAAAATATGAATAAAAGTTTTGATTATATCCCACGGGATAAAAGAAAAAAAATCGTTTTAATTTGTGATGACATTAGAGTTCATTCTGGAGTAGCAACAGTTGCTAGAGAAATTGTTACACATACTTGTCATCACTTTAATTGGGTTAATATTGGGGGTGCTATTAATCACCCAGATCAAGGTAAAAAATTAGATCTAAGCGCAGATAGTAACAAAATAGCAGGCATTGAAGATTCATATGTTATGATGTACCCTACTAATGGGTATGGTGATGCTGATTTTTTACGTCAGGTAATTAAAATGGAAAAGCCTGATGCTATAATGTTAATCACCGACCCCAGATATTTTGTATGGCTATTTAACATTGAGCAAGAAATTAGAAAAAATATTCCAATTACATATTTGAATATTTGGGATGACTATCCTGCTCCTATGTACAACAGACCTTACTATGAGGCTTGTGATTTGCTAATGGGAATTTCAAAACAAACCGTTAATATCAATCAACTAGTTTTAGGTGATAAAGGTAAAAACAAAGTATTTAGATATATTCCCCATGGTTTAAATCACAATGTTTATAGACCAATAGAGGAAAATGATCCTGAATTAAAGAAATTTAAGAAGGAATTTTTTGGTAAGGACGATCCTGACTTTGTTCTATTCTTTAATTCTCGTAACATTAGAAGAAAACAAATTCCAGATGCAATGTTAGCATTTAGAGCATTTTTAGATAGTTTACCTAAAGAAAAAGCAGATAAATGCCAAATGGTATTACATACTGAAATTGTAAGCGAGCATGGTACTGATTTAGCAAAAGTTAAAGAATATTTCTTTAATGAAAGCTACCCTAATGCTATTAAATTCTCTACTCAAAAATTATCTTCAATTCAACTTAACTATTTGTACAACATCGCAGATGCTCAAATATTGTTAACTTCTAACGAAGGATGGGGTTTAACTATTACAGAGGCAATTTTAGCAGGTACTCCAATTATCGCTAATGTTACAGGTGGTATGCAAGACCAAATGAGATTTGAAGATAAAGATGGAAAATGGTTTACCCCAACTGCAGAATTCCCTTCAAACCACAATGGAACACTAACCAAACATGGTGAATGGGTATTCCCAGTTTTTCCAACTTCTAGATCAATTCAAGGATCTCCTCAAACACCTTATATTTTTGACGATAGATGTAAGTGGGAAGATGCCACTGAAAGAATTAAGGAACTTTATAACTTACCTAGAGCTGAACGTAAAGCAAGAGGATTGAAAGGCAGAGAATGGGCAATTGGAGAAGCAGGATTTACCTCAGAAAAACAAGCAGAAAGAATTATGGAGGCATTTAATGAGTTATTTTCTACTTGGAAACCTAAAGAAAAGTACGAGATTACCAATGCTACAGAGTACAAAGGAAAGTTTTTACCACATAAAATTTATTATTAATGAGCAAACCAGTTTTTGTAATTAGCAGCCCCTATGACACTTATTCAGGATATGGGGCTAGAGCTAGAGATATTATTCAAGCAATTTTAAATCTAGACAAATATGATGTAAAACTTTTACCTCAAAGATGGGGAAGTACTGCTTGGGGATTTTGTGAAGACAACCCTGAATGGAACCACCTTCATCAATATAGATTAGATACTCCTAATTTAAATGCTAAACCTGATATTTGGATGCAGATTACTATTCCAAATGAATTCCAACCAGTTGGAAAATATAATATTGGAGTAACAGCTGGAATTGAATCTAATTTATGTAAAGCTGAATGGATTGAAGGTTTAAATAGAATGGATAGAAATTGGGTTTCTTCTAATTTTGCTAAACAAACCTTTGAAAATAGTAAATATGAAAGACGGAATAAACAAACTAATGCTGTTGAAGGATATGTTCAATTAGAAAAACCAATTGAAGTAGTATTTGAGGGAGCAAATTTAGATGTTTATAAACATATTGAACCTAAAGAAATCAAAACTATTAATTTAGATGAAATTAAAGAATCTTTTTGTTACTTATTTGTAGGACATTGGATGGGTGGAGATTTTGGACATGATAGAAAAAATGTATCTTTATTAGTTAAATCTTTCTATGAGGTATTTAAAGACAAACCACAAAAACCAGCTTTAATTTTAAAAGCCTCAATTGGTATTGCCTCTTATATTAGCCGAGATGAAATTTTAGATAGAATTAAAATCATCCGAGAATCTGTAAATTCTACTAATTTACCTAACATTTATGTTTTAAATGGAGAATTCAGTGATGGGGAAATGAATGAACTGTATAACCATCCTAAAGTAAAAGCTATGTTATCTTTTACCAAAGGAGAGGGATATGGAAGACCTTTACTAGAATTTAGTTTAACAGGTAAACCTATTATAGCCTCAGGATGGTCAGGTCATACAGATTTCCTAAAACAAAATCTAAGTACTTTAATTCCGGGAGAACTAGAAGATGTTCATCCTAGTGCTGCTAACGATTGGTTAATTAGAGAAAGTAAGTGGTTTAAACCTAGTACAGTTGAAATTGGAAGACACTTAAAAGATTCATATACTAAATACAAACAGTATGTTTTAGGTGGAAAACAACAAAAACAATATTCTAAAAGTAATTTTAGTTTTGAAAAAATGCAAGAACTAATTTCTACTATTTTAGAAAAAAATGTTCCGGATTTTCCAAAACAAGTAGAATTAGTGTTGCCTAAAATTGAATTTTCAAAACTTAAAAAAATAGAATAATATGAGCTACGATAGTTTAATTGAATGTGGGCGTTGTGGAAGTGATGCTTGCTATACCCAAGAAATTACTCCTGAAGTAAAACTAGAATTTTGCTATGGATGTGGATTTCAGTCTCATTCATTAATGAAACCTGGAACTGAATTCTTTACTGAACAACTAACTCTCCTACCAGATTTATACAAATCTTTACTAGAGGAAGAAGAAGATACAGGTAAAGTTTGGATGCCATCTTTTATTAATGTATCAGAAAAAGGAATGGTATTTGCAGATGGAACAGGTAGAGACAATTGGAGATGGGCAGGAGTAAAATCTGTACCTGTTTCTAAAGAAGAAAAGAAAAAATACAAAGATTCAAAGTATAGAGCAGACATGTCTACAATAAAACACTTTGAAGAACGTGACTTTATGGAGGCTTTATCGTATATTCAAGTGTTACCTGAATAAAATAAAAATGCAAAGGTTCTTAGAAAAAATATCTTGGAAATTTAGAAGAATTAATATAGCTTTTTCCCTACTCCATATTGATTGGAGTGGGGCATCAAGCTATTTTAGTTTTAGCATCTTCAAAATAGTATATAATCTTAGAGCCTACTCATTATTTGAAGTAGACTTACTACTACCTAATAAAACTACACAAAAATATTTTCGTGTATATTCTTGGGATTTTTTGTTCCTAAGAGGATACTTGGGTATGTTAGCTGAAAAATTATCTGATAGGGAGATTTGGAATAGAAATAAATTGACTAGTTGGGATAAGTTTAGATTAAAAATTTTAAATAAAATACTATGAAAATAAGTTATGCTATAACAGTAAAGGATGAGTTAATTGAGTTAGATAGACTTTTATTTAAACTCGAAAACTGTAAAAGAGATAAGGACGAAATTGTAGTTGTATACGATAGTGCAAACGGGGGAGAAAATGTAAACCAATACTTAAGAGCTAAAACAGTCAACAAAAGTTTTTTTAGATGGCATGCATTTGAATTCAAAAATGATTTTTCAGAATTAAAAAATTATTTAACCAAACAATGTACAGGTGATTATATCTTTCAAATAGATGCCGACGAAATTCCACATGAATATCTAATTTCCATATTACCCACCATACTAGAGTCAAACCTTGAAACCGAAGTGTATCTAACGCCAAGAGTTAACACTGTAGAAGGCATTACTCAAGACCATATTCAAAAATGGGGATGGAGAGTAGATGAGAATGGATGGATCAACTATCCTGATTACCAATGGAGAATTTGGAAAAACAAACCTGAAATAAAGTGGATAAATAAAGTTCATGAAAGGTTGGATGGGTTTAAAACTTATGTAGCTTTACCACCACAAGAAGAATTTTCTTTATATCACCCAAAAACTATAGAAAAACAAGAAAAACAAAACAATTATTATAATACGCTATGAAAAAAGTATGGTACGCCCCCAATAAACTAGAAGCTTATGGGGAAGAAGAAATAAAAGCAGTTGAACAATGTCTTCGAGATGGTTGGTTAGCAGGTTTTGGTCCACGTTCTATTGAATTTGAAGAAAAAATTGCAAAAGAATTTAGGAAAAAATTTGGTGTATTTGTAAATTCAGGCTCATCTGCTTGTTTACTAGCTGTAGCATCTTTGGATTTACCTAAAGGATCTAAAATTATTACCCCTGCTTGTACATTTTCAACTACATTAGCTCCTATTATCCAACTTGGATATAAGCCTGTGTTTGTAGATGTTGGGTTGAATGATTATGTTGCAGATATTGAGCAAGTAGTAAATGCTATTACAGAAGAAGTAAAAGCTATTATGTTACCCAATCTAATTGGAAACAAACCAAACTGGAAGCTTTTAAGACAAATTCTTAAAAATATGAATAGAGAAGATATTATTCTCATTGAAGATTCAGCTGATACAGTAACTGAAACTTTAGAATCAGATATCTCAACTACTAGTTTTTACGCTTCTCACGTTATTACAGCAGGTGGAATGGGAGGAATGGTAATGTTTAATAACGAAAAATATGTTAAACGTGCTTTAATGTTTAGAGATTGGGGCCGTATTGGAGATAATAGTGAAGATATGAGCGAACGTTTTGCACATGATGTTGATGGTTTGCCTTATGACTATAAATTCTTATATGGTGTTTTAGGATATAACATGAAGTGTAGTGAAATGAGTGCGGCATTTGGTTTAGTACAGTTAGAACGTTTCCAAACCTTTAAAAACAAACGTAGAGATAATATTAAAAGATATTTAGAAAATCTTAAAGACGTCAAAGAACTTATTTTACCTGATGATAGTATAGAACCTAATTGGCTTGCTATTCCGCTTCAAACTGAACGTAGATTAGAATTGCTTAATTTCTTAGAAAATAATAATATCCAAACTAGAGTTACATTTGCAGGTAATGTTACTAGACACCCTATTTACAGAGAATATCTACAAGAATTTAAAAATTCAGATCTAATAATGAAAAACGGATTTTTGTTAGGTGCTCATCACGGAATGGGTCTAGATGATGTAGATTACGTTTGTGATAAAATTAAAGAATTCTTTAACCAATGATACAATATTTCTCTAAAATAGATCCCCAAAAACTACTACACGTAATAGTTAGAAAAGAAGATTTAACTCCTGGGAGAGTAGAAGTAGTACCTGAAGATAATTTTATCCAATGTGCTCTTCTTAATATGGAAAAAGGTAAAACTTTTAAACCACACAGACATATCTTTAAAGAGAGAACTAGAAATGTTATAGCTCAAGAGAGTTGGATTGTGGTTCAAGGTAGTGTAAAATGTACTTTTTACGATTTAGATAATTCAATACTAGTTGAACCTATTCTAAATCCAGGAGATGCTTCTTTTACATTAGAAGGAGGACATACTTATACTATTTTAGAAGACAACACTTTGGTGTATGAATACAAAACAGGACCTTATGAAGGTCAGGCTTTAGATAAAATATTTTTAAATGACTAAAAATATCTTCATTCACAAAGATGCGGAGTTTAAAGTAGATCCTGTAATGGGGGATCATATTGCAATTGACAAAGGGGTGTATTGTACCGTTAATATTACAATCGGAGATTATACCCATATCTCCCCATATGTTACTATTATTGGTGGAAAAAACGCGTACTTCTACAGCAATGGTTTCAATAATATAATGGCAGGTGCACGAATTATCTGTGGATCAGACAGATTTGATGGTTCGGGATTATTTGGAGCTATGATCCCTAATGAATTTAAAGGTAAACAAATCATGAAGCCTGTAGTAATGGGAAAATTTTCTAACATAGGAACTAATGCTATTGTTTTACCTGGTTCCACTTTAAGAGAAGGAGTACTTTTAGCCGCGGGAAGTTTACTAATAGGGGATACTGAACCTTGGGGTGTGTATAAAGGTAATCCTGCTGTATTAGTCAAAAAAATAGATCCAACACTTACAAAACAAAAATATAATGAACTTTCAAGCCGTAACTGAATTTGAAAATAAATTAGCTGAGTTTTTTGGTTCTCCCTATGCTATAGCTGTAGATTGTTGTACTCATGGAGTTGAATTATCTTTAAGGTATACAAAAGCTAAAGTTATAGAGGTTCCAAAACATACTTATTTATCTATTCCCTTTTTAGCTGATAAACTAAATATAGAACTAAAATGGAAAGATGATAACTGGAAAGATTATTATTATCTAACCGATAAAGTTATTGATGCAGCTGTGCTTTGGAAAAAAAATAGCTACATTCCTGGAACTTACATGAGTATTTCATTTCAGTACCAAAAACACTTGTCTTTAGGAAGAGGCGGTATTATATTAACAGATGATAAAAATGCAGCTGAGGAATTGAAAAAAATGAGCTATGATGGTAGATTACCTAACATACCATGGAGAGAACAAGATATAGAAACCATGGGATATCATTACTACATGACCCCAGAAACCGCCCAATTAGGGCTAAATAAACTAGAAAATGCAATTAATTCCCAACCTAGGCAGTGGGTTGTAGAAGATTGGCCTAATTTAACTAACATGAAAATTTTTAAATAATGAAAAAAGCTTTTATTACAGGTATAGGGGGACAAGATGGTTCTTATCTAGCAGAATATCTCTTAGACTTAGGATATGAAGTTCATGGTATTATTAGAAGAAATTCTACCCCTGAACATCAACAATCTCGATTAGATGGGATAAGAACTAATCCAAATCTCCACATATCTTATGGTGATTTACTAGATATCTCAGGTATTGAACGTCTACTATCTCAAATTCAACCTGATGAAATTTATAATTTAGCAGCTCAATCTCACGTGAGAATTAGTTTTGAAATTCCACAATTTACAATCCAAGCTAATGCTTTAGGAGTAGTTAATGTATTAGAAGCTATGAAAAATAATTGCCCTAATGCTAAATTTTATCAAGCAAGTTCTTCTGAAATGTTTGGTAGTGCTGTAGATGAAGATGGATTTCAAAGAGAAACTACTAGGATGAATCCTGTATCTCCATATGGATGTGCAAAAGTATTTGGTTACAATATAGTTCGCAACTATAGAAATGCCTATAATTTGCATCTATCAAATGGCATTTTGTTTAACCACGAATCTCCTCGTAGAGGCTCTAATTTTGTAACTAATAAAGTAGTTAAAGCAGCAGTAAGAATTAGTTTGGGTCTTCAAGATAAATTAGAACTAGGTAATCTAGATGCTTATAGAGATTGGGGTCACTCAAGAGATTATATTAAGGCTATGCACTTGATTTTACAACAACCTAATCCTGGAGATTGGGTAGTAGCAACAGGTGAAACTCGTTCTGTGAGAGATATGTGTAAATATGTTTTTGAAAAACTAAATCTTAACTATGAAGATTATATTGTTCAAAATCAAAAATTTCTTCGTCCTGAAGAATTAAAATACCTAAAGGGAGATTCTACTCGAATGCGAGAACTAGGATGGAAACCTGAATATACTTTTGAAAGTATGATGGACGAAATGGTTGAATTTTGGGTTAATCATTATAGCAAATGAGTAATTATATAACTTTAAAAGAAATGGGGTCTTCTGGGGGCTTATGCTCCCAACTTCAAATTTTTGCTTCATTAGTAGCAGTTGCTAAAGCAAACAATTTAAAAATTGCATTTTCTGAAAACATGATTAAAAATCATGGGGTTGGTATCCGAATCTTTGATTTACTAGATTTATCCTCAGAATTTGAAGTAAAACCCGAAGAATTTTTCAGTAATTTTAGAAATAAACAAATTAATTTTCATACTACAAGATATGATGAAAGTTTATTTAATCTAGAATCAGGATTTAACTATAATTTAGTTGGAAGATTTGATTTATACACTTATTGGTATAATAGTGTTGGAGAAAAAGTATCAAAATGGGAATACAAACCAGAACTAAAAATTCAAGCCCAAGAAAGACTAGATCAAATAAAAAAACACTTTGGTAATGATAAACCATTAGTTAGTATTCATATTAGAAGAGGAGATTATTTGCTCCCCCAATATTCTTTTTGTATATTAGACCATGAATATTACACTAAAGCTATAGTAGATTATTTTATGCCTATAGAAGATTATAATTTTGTAGTTTTTTCCAATGATATAGAATTTGCTAAAAATCTATTTGTTGGTGATAATATATGGTTTGTAGATCCTGTAGGTGGAGAAAAAATATGCACTGATTCAGAAAAAGAAGATTTAGCACTTTTAAGTTTGTGTGATCATCACATTATAAGTAATAGTTCATATCCTTGGTGGGGAGCATATTTAAGTAAAAATAAAGATAAAAAAATTATATGCCCCACAAATTATTTAAAATCTTACCACCAGTCGTCTTGGATAAATGGAAGCTGGTATCCCACTAATTGGTTTAACATTGATAACAAAGCTTAATTATGAATAAAATAGTATATGTTACCGGTTGTCTAGGATTTATTGGTTCCTATGTAACTCGCAAATGCTTAGAAAGAGGTTGGCACGTAAGGGGAATTGATAAGATAACTTATGCCTCTAACCCCCTCTTACTTGAAGAATTTAATACTTACCCAAATTTTGTGTTTGAGGAGAAAGATATTAATGACATTGAATTTCTTTATGAGTGCGATTATTTTATAAACACAGCTGCTGAAACGCATGTGGGGAATTCAATTGTAAAAAGTGAAGATTTTCTCTATTCTAATGTAAACGGAGTATATCATATTCTTGAATTGCTTAGAAATTATCGCCAAGAAAGCTCTACTCTTCCTATTTTTATCCACTTCAGTACAGATGAGGTTTATGGGGATATTGAAAATGGATCACATGGTGAAAAAGATATATTAAAACCATCTAACCCGTATGCCGCAACAAAAGCAGCAGCAGATCAACTTATATTAGCGTGGGCCCGCACTTACAACTTACCTTATGTTATTTTACGTCCTACAAACAACTACGGTATTGGTCAGTATGTTGAAAAACTTATCCCCAAGTCTGTTAAATTTTTATCATTAGACAGAAAAATTCCTCTCCATAATGGTGGAACTCCTATTAGAAATTGGTTAAATGCTGATGATACAGCTGAAGCTGTGATGGTTATCATTGATAGTAAAGTCCAAAATGAAATTTTTAATATTTGTGGTGGGTTTGAACAAAGTAATTTGGAAACTGTAAGTAAAATTATTAATTTAATGCTGCCGAATGAAAATGTGAATGGTCACTTAGATTTACATATTGTTAGAGTAGGTCAAGATATAAGATATGCTTTAGATGATTCTAAATTACGAGCATTAGGCTGGTCTCCTAAAAAAATATTTGACCAAGAACTTCCTAAAATTGTAGAATATTATAAAAATAACTTTATTTGGTAATGAACAACAGAGAATTTAAATGTGTCAAGATTTTAACAGATCTTATTGAAAACGAAGGATTAGTTGGTATTAAAACTAGTTTTGAAGACGAAGGAGCTTTATTTAATGAAACTATCCGTTTAAAAGAAATTTGCAACCAATCCAAAACCAAAATTACTTTAAAGATTGGTGGTCCTGAAGCTATCCGTGATTTGAAAGATTCAATGGTGATTGGGGTAAAGGGAATTGTTGCACCTATGGTAGAATCAGATTTTGGACTCAGAAAATTTATCCAAGCTACTAAAACTTATATTCCTGAAGATGTGCGTTCTTCTCTTCAACTTAGTATTAACGTTGAAACAGTTACGGCAGTATCTAACATTGAAAAAATGGTAGCTACTTCTGAAATAGAAGATTTGTACGGGATTACTGTAGGACGTGTAGATTTGGTTTCATCTTTAGGGAAAGATCGTAATTATGTAAATAGTGATGAAGTCTATAATATGGCTAAAACTGTTTTTACTTATGCTAAAGAAAAAGGATTAAAGGCTTGTTTAGGGGGAGCAATTTCTACAGATTCTCTTCCATTTTTGAAGAAATTGAATTCTGAAGGATTGCTAGATAAATTTGAGACTCGTTATGCAATGTTTGATCCTTCAATTACTTTAAAAAATCTATCTAGAGCTTTATCTAAAGCCCAAATGTTTGAGTATGAATGGTTAATGGTAAAACATGAATTATACAGCTCAATGGCTAATCAAGATATTAAACGAATCCAAATGATTCAAGATCGTATTAATCAGTCTATGACATTTAAATAAAATGGATATTTTATTAACAGGAGGATCTAGGGGTATAGGAAAAAGTATTAAAGATTTATTTGAATCTCATGGTCATAATGTATATTCCCCCACCAGAGAAGAATTAGATCTTTCTAAATCTATATCCCTACCCAAATGTGAGTTTGATATTGTTATTAATAATGCTGGGGTAAATTTTCTAAAATCTATTTTAGATATAGATAATGATGAAATAATGAGGATTAATTATACTTCCCCATTAGAAATAATCCAGCAATGTCTCCCTTATATGATTTCCAGAGAATATGGTAGAATAATTAATATAGGAAGTATTTGGATTGATTTAGCTAAACCTAAAAGATTAGCATATAGTGCTAGTAAAAATGCTTTACACTCACTAACTAAAGCACTTACAGCCGAATATGCTCATAAAGGAATTCTTTCTAATACAATTTCACCAGGATTTATTTCTACTGATTTAACATATCAAAATAATAGTATAGAACAATTAACTGCTCTACAATGCAATATACCTGTAGGTAGATTGGGATTACCTGAAGAGGTAGCAAAATTAGTATATCAATTGACAGTTGATAATACTTACATTGCGGGGCAAAATATCAAAATAGATGGAGGATACTCATGCACAATTTATTAAATATACCTTCTAAAGTTAATAATTATACTTTAGGTTTTGTTGATTCTATTTCTGAGATTGAAGATCTTATAGATCAAAGCAATATTATAACTATTATAGATCACAATGTTAGTAAATTATATCCTAATTTAAATCGTGATAATAATATAGTTTTAGTTTGCAATGAAAATTCTAAAACCTTAGAAGGAACTGCTTTATTAATATCTAATTTAATAAATCTAAAAGTTAATATTAAAACCAAACTAGTGGTTATAGGGGGAGGAATACTACAAGACTTAGTAGGATTTAGTGCTTCAATATACGCTCGTGGGATTGAATATATTCTTGTTCCTACTACTCTACTTGCTCAAACTGATAGTTGTGTTGGGGGAAAAACATCAATTAATTTTGATTCTAGAAAAAACTTAATAGGTACCTTTTATCCCCCTACAAGTATAGTAATTTGTACTAAATTTTTAGATACTTTATCTCCTTTAGATTATATAAGTGGGTTGGGAGAAATATATAAATTTCATATTCTCCAAAATAAAACCCCTTATTTTTCTCCTAATTCTAATATAGAATCTATGATTTTAGATAGTCTTAAATATAAAGTAGATATTTTATCAAGAGATGAATTTGATAAAGGAGAACGTAAGTTTTTAAATTTTGGTCATACTTTTGGACATGCTTTAGAATCTACATCTAATCATGAAATACCTCACGGGGTAGCGATTATATTAGGAAGTATGCTTGCAGTGAAGTTATCTAACAACTTAGGATATAAAGTAGATAACTATGATTGTATTATTGAAAAGGGAATAGATTTAATACAAAAAACTAACATTAACTTTGATTCTAAGTGGTTTGATTTTGATTCTTTAATGGAAATAGTAAAATCAGATAAAAAAAGTACAGGGAAATTAACAATGGTATTAATAGATGATAAACCTTTTTTGGAAAACGTTGAAGACGTTAGTATATTAAAGGAAACATTAAAACAAATTTATGAGAATATCTGATTATGTAATTCAATTTCTTAGAGACAATTATGGAGTAGACACTATATTCACAGTTTCTGGGGGTGGGTGTATATTTTTAATTGATTCCTTAGGTAGTACTGAAGGAGTAAAATATGTAGCTACCCATCATGAGCAAGCTGCTGCTATTGCTGCTGAAGGTTATGCTAGAATGAATAATAAATTAGGAGCATGCATTGTTACCAGTGGACCTGGGGGTACAAATGCTATAACTGGAACTCTTTGTAGTTGGTTAGATTCTATACCTGTTATTACAATTAGTGGGCAGGTAAATAAAGAAATGACTACTAATTATACTAAGTTACTTTTAAGACAACTAGGAGACCAAGAATTTGATATTATCCAGTCTGTTAAAAACATGACTAAATATGCGGTTCAAGTAAATGATCCTTTAGAAATTAGATACCATCTAGAAAAAGCATGTGCTTTAGCCACTACAGGAAGACCTGGACCAGTTTGGATTGATATTCCATTAAATGTTCAATCTGTGGATGTTGATCCTAACTTTCTAAAAGGATGGGAAGAAACTATTGATATTCCATCTCCATCACAATCACAAATAAATTTAGTTTTAGAAAAATGGAAACAGGCTAAAAAACCTCTTATGGTTGTGGGAAATGGAGTTAGATTAAGTAAGGGTATTAAAGAACTTTATTCTCTTCTATCTAAAACAAATATACCTGTTATATCTGCTGTAAATGGAAATGATATTGTAAATAACGATTATGAACATTATTGTGGCAGATTTGGAACTCATGCCCAAATAGGAGCTAATAATTTATTAAGTGAGTGTGATTTTCTTCTCACAGTAGGTAGTAGATTATATGTTAGACAAACTGGTTATAATTTTGAAGGATTTGCAAAACAGGCTTATAAAATTCATGTTGATGTAGACCAATCAGAACTAAATAAACCCACCCTTTTTACTGATCTGAAAATTCATTCAGACGCTAGATTGTTTTTGTCTAATTTATTAAATCACTTACTTCCATCTACTTCTCCTGAATGGTTAGAAGAATGTTCAAAATGGGCTTCTGCTCCTAAAGTATTGGACAGACATAGATCTAATAAAGATTATGTAAGCCACTATGCTTTTATAGAAACTTTATCTAAGGTAAAACCTAAAAATATGCATATAGTAACTAGTGATGGATCTGCTAATGTAGTTACAATGCAAGTAATGGATCTTGAAGGAGAACAAAGACTAATTACTAATACAGGATGTGCTCCTATGGGATATGGCCTACCAGCAGCTTTAGGTGCCTCTACCCATCATGAAGTAATTTGTATAGAAGGAGATGGAAGTTTGCATTTAAATGTTCATGAGTTACAAACTATGAAACACTATAATCTTCCTATTAAACTTGTATTATTAAACAATGATGGATACACTTCTATTAAGATATCTCAAAAAACTTTCTTTAATGGTAAATTTGTAGCATCTGAAAAAAATAGTGGAGTATCATTTCCAAATTTTGAAAAATTGATAAAAGCTTATGATTTGCCATATTTTAGTATCAAAACTAATGGTAAAGCTGAAGATGTTTTAAGTGAATTCTTTTCACTAGATGGACCTGCGGTTTGTGAAGTATTTACTGATCCTAATGAATATCATGAACCTAAAGTTGTAGCTTCTTTAGATAAAAACGGAAAATTCATTCCTGGAGAACTAAAAAACATTCAATGGTTAGAATCTTAATTACAGGTGGGAATGGTTATGTAGCTCAAGCTATTTATGCTTCATTAAAAAGTGAATACAATATAACTTTAATTACTAGAAAAGATTTTGATTTAACAGATTCTAAGCTAACAAACCACTGGTTTAAGGATAAATACTTTGATGTTATAATCCACACTGCAGTAGTAGGGGGAAATAGATTAAAACCTGAAGATAAAACTATTACAGAATTTAATCTCAAAATGTGGGATAATCTTTTAAATAATCGATCCCATTTCTCCCAGCTAATACACTTTGGATCAGGAGCGGAATTATACATGCAAGATACACCCTATGGTATGAGTAAACATATTATAGCTGAGGATGTTAAAAAAGAACCTAATTTTGCAAACTTAAGGATATTTGCTGTTTTTGATGAAAATGAATTAGAAAGAAGATTTATCATCTCTAATATTAGAAGATACATAAATAAAGAACCAATGATAATTCATCAAGATAAATTTATGGACTTTATTTATATGGATGATTTGGTTTCATTAGTTAAGTTTAGTATCTTCCATCCCTCAATAAATTTAATAGATTGCTGTTATCAAGAAAAATACAAGCTATCAGATATAGCAAAAATAATAAATAATTTATCTGATTATCAAGTTCCAGTAGAAATTTCTTCTGAAGGACTAGCTTCATCTTACACAGGTATTTATAGTGAATTGGGAATAAAATTTATAGGATTAGAAAAAGCAATTAAACAAATTTATGAAAAACTCAATTAGTTTCTGTATAGCCTCAGCTAAAAATGAAAAATATTATACTTTAGGAGTATTAAAAAGTTTAGAAGAAAATACTAATTTTTCCGAACATGAAGCTGTTATATTTATTGATTCTGACAATCAAGATACTTATGAGGCTCTTTTAGAATATAGAAAAAACAAACCAAATATTAAAATACATAGAAATACTACAGGTTTTCCTATTGGAAGTCAACGTAATGTTTCAATTATGTTTGCTCATGCATCTAAAGAAATTGTAATTTACCTACAATCAGATATGGTTGTTTGTCCGGATTTTGATAAATATTTTTTAGAGGCTTTGGACAATAACAAAAATAGAGTTATAAGTGCTGCTCGAATTGAACCCCCTCTCCATCCTGCATCTCCTGAAAAAATAGTGAAAGATTTTGGATTATCTCCTGAAGAATTCAAGTATCAAGAATTTTACCAATTTGCTAGAAATTTGCAAAAAGAGAATAGACCATTGATGGATGGACATTTTGCTCCTTTTGGATGTTTTAAAGAAACTTATTTTAGTGTAATTGGTGGATTTGATACCCAATTTCGTTGCTCCAGAGAAGATTCTGACTTTATTATTAGATTAAAATCTCTTAATTTAGAGACCTATCAAAGTTGGAATGCTTGTGTTTATCATTACACTTGTGTATCATCTCGTGGAAATGATTGGTATAAACAAACCACTTCAGCTGAAATTAAAAATGAATGGCAATCAAAAGCAGACCAGGAGGAATTAAAAAGATTTATCCGTAAGTGGGGGTATTTTGGGCATGATTATAGATCTAAGTATCAAACTACCTTAGTACTTGATATTAATACTGCTCCTAATTTAAATCTATTAAGTCAAATTGAACCATATTTTGATAAAATTGTTTTAAATGAGAAACCTGTTATTAATGCTTTAATTCCATTTGTAAAATATGAAAGTTATTATTTTGCCAATAAAAGATGGGGATACACCCAAGAACATTGGGATAGTATAAGACATAAATTTATGGGTCCTAATCTTGAGGAAAAATTTATTTATGTTGATGATTATTCTTTTGATGATCCAATTATAATAAAAACAGATTTACATTCATTACATAAAAATTTAAAATCTGAAGAAGTACAACAATTCATGCAAAATTACAATTTAATGTTTCACAATTTGTTAACTACTTCTCCTGAAAGCTATAAAGGTAAATATCAAATAAATTGTTTTGAGGTTGAAGTAAACGAATTAACTGACTCAAATCCAACTCATTTGGATACTCAGCAATATCTTTTTGACACAAGTGAATTTATTTTTGATTAAACCTTTGAAACCCAAATTTTATTTCATATATTTATAAAATATTTAAAAAGGTTATAAAATATGAATTTAACATTTAAAAAACTAAAAACAATGGAAATGATCCCTTGTTCTAAATGCGGCAACAATATGCCTGAACTTAGAAAAATGAAATTTGGATACGACTTTTGCATCCAATGTTCAGACAAATACAATCTAATAGGTAAAAAAAGAGCAATTACTGTTCAAATGGGAGAAGGTGACCATACCTGGAATGAAACTATCATCATGAGTGAGAAAGATTTTCTAGAATATGAAAAACAAGAAGAATTGGCTCTGCAATTAATAGGAAAAAAGAAAGCTCATAAAGCCGAATTTCTTTCTTTTGATGGAGAAATACCTATTTCAGATAAATTAGTTGTTAACTCTAGAGAAGATCGGTAGTGCCTCAACCTAAACCATTAAGCAAAGCCATGATTGTGGCCGCGCATGCTAAAACTCAATCCAATTTAGCAGCAGCGCGTTACTTGCATGT